ATGAAAACCCGTCAACTCGGCCACAACGGCCCTTCCGTCTCCGCCATTGGCCTCGGCTGCATGGGCATGACCGACTTCTACACCACCGGCGGCGACCGCCAGGAGGCCATCGCCACCCTGCATCGCGCCGTGGAACTCGGGCTGAACTTCTTCGATACCGCCGACATGTACGGCCCGCACAGTAACGAGGAACTGCTCGGCGAGGCCCTGCGCGGCAAACGCGAGCAGGTGTTCCTGGCCAGCAAGTTCGGCATCGTCCGCGACCCTGCCAATCCCCGGGCGCGCGGCGTCGACGGCAGCCCGGCGTACATCCGCCGCGCCATCGAAGGCAGCCTGAAGCGCCTCGGTACCGACCGCCTGGACCTGTACTATCAGCACCGCATGGACCCGCAGGTACCCATCGAGGACAGCGTCGGCGCCCTCGCCGACCTGGTGAAGGCCGGCAAGATCCGCCACATCGGTCTCAGCGAAGCCTCGGCGGAAACCCTCGAGCGTGCCCACCGGGTGCACCCGATCAGCGCGTTGCAGAGCGAGTACTCGCTGTGGACCCGCGATCCGGAGGACACCGGGGTGCTCGCCGCCTGCCGTCGCCTGGGCATCGCCTTCGTCCCCTACAGCCCGCTGGGTCGAGGCTTCCTTACCGGCACCCTGAAGCGCCCGGAAGACTTCGCCGCCGACGACTACCGTCGTTTCAGCCCGCGCTTCCAGGGCGAGAACTTCGCGAAGAACCTGAAGCTGGTGGACAAGGTCGGCGAACTGGCCGCAGCCAAGGGCGTGAAACCCTCGCAACTGGCGCTGGCCTGGGTGCTGGCGCAGGGCGATGACCTGATCCCGATTCCCGGCACCAAGCAGCGGCGCTACCTGGAGGAGAACGTCGCCGCGACGGAATTGCGCCTGAGCGCGGCGGAACTGGCCGAGCTGGATGCGATCTTCCCCGCCGAGGCGGTCGCCGGCAGTCGCTATAGCGAGGAAGGCATGCGCCTGGTCAATCTCTGAGACAGTGAAGCTGCGGTCACGTCCCCGTATGCCGGAGCCTGGTTGTAGGGCGAATCACCGCTTGCGGTTATCCGCCGCTTATCCGGGGTTTCGGCGGATACCGCCTGTGGCGGTATCCGCCCTACGGGTCTCTATCGCTCGCAATTTCCTGGCTGCCTACACGGCGGGAAAATGTAGCGCGGCGCGAAATTTGGCGCGGATTTGCGCAATAAATGACGCGCCCTAACCGTTTCGCCAGCGGCAAAAGAATTTCAAAAGATCAGCACAGCACGACGATATCGCCATCGGCTACCCGCTCAGACAGAGCGGTCAGCTTGCCGATGCCCTCCCGCAGGAATCGGCCGAGCTGCTCGATGCATTCGCGCTGGTCCTCGGTGAGGCTGAACTCGGCCTCCATCGCTTCCATCAGATCAAGGCAGCACTGGTTGAGAAACCCCACCTCCAGCAGCTCCGCCCGCAGCCTCCGTCTAAGCACCTCGTCCATACCAACATCCCTATCTACTCCGCACATCAGCTAGGGACCGTAGCAAAAAGGCGACGTTGGTCACAATTATCAAAACGCTTAGGACTGGGGGAGCGGATAGCGTTCTTTGATCGCCTGCACGGCCGCGACCCATGCCTCCAGGTCCGGCTCGGTGCCAGCGGCTATGGCGTCAAACTCGGCCTCCAGGCGCAGCGGGTCGGACTCGGTGCGATAGGCCTGGCGGCGTAACTCCTGGACTTCGGCCAGGAGGTCGTCGGGATGGAACGCCAGGTCGCCGACCGGGACGCCAGCGAGTGCGGCGGCCTCGTCCAGCGAGCCGGCCCACTCTGCGAAGAACTCGCCTTTCAATAGAACTCGTTTCGTCATTGTCATGCGCTCTGTGAGTTGACGGTTGCAATAGGCGCGACGTGGATGCCGGGATCGACCAAGCCGCCGAAGAATGCCGGACAGGCCATAGCTGCACTGGCGCCCAGCGACATATAGAGGAACGGGAAGCCGTTGTCGTAGCCCTGCGCGCTCTTTTTGGAAATCCTGACGTGCTTCCATCCATCGGCCGGGGTCAGCACCTGCCCCGGCAGTACAGGCGCACCATTCAGCCATATCTTGTAGTCAGTCGTCGGGGCCGTTGCCGGCATGAAGTGAAGCGATCCGGCCTCCGCGCGTATCCAAAGAACCGCAGTACACCAGCCGTTGGCGATGAAGAGCGCCCTCGACGAGTTCGTCATCTGGAGATAACGGGTCGTGCCGTCGGCGCCCGTAGAGCCGGTCGTTGCGTTGGGGCCAGCGGTCAGCACAGCGGTATAGAACTCCACGCCATAGCGCGCCAAGCTGCCACTGGACCGCCCCATCGCCACCAGTAAGTCCTGGACACGTTGATTCAGATTGCCAGCCGTCCCGCCGTTTGTGGTGTTGTCGTAGATGTACTTTCCGCCGTCAGCGATTGACGCGCCATTCCATGGCGTCAGGAACGTACTGGAAAAAGCCTCAGTGAATCGCAGGATTAGCGGGTTGATACTGCCTGCGTACCGCCCGCTATCGGGCATCAGATTGAGGAACGGCATGCCGTTGAGGTCTGCTCCGGCAGCGGTTCCCAGCTTCCCCCACGTCCCGTTGTTGCGTGCGTAGTTGCTGCCGTCGCTGGGCGCGTCCGACATACCGCCCACCAGCTCGACCCACGCCGTGCCGGAATACTCGTAGGTCTTGACCTGGCCGCTCGGCGTCGTCTCGTTTGCGACCTGGACACGCCAGCCCAGCCGTGGCGGCATGTACTCCCAAATTGCCGTGGTGGCGCCCGTTGCCCACCAGCGCGCTAGGCGGTTCTGATTGGAGCCGGAGCCAGTGAAAATGTACGTGTCCCCCTCGGCCTGGCCGCTGGTCGGGAGCGCGGCGACGCGCCCCTTGACGACCGGCTGCCTCAGAAAGTCATCCCAGCGCCACATCCGAATCAGATCGCTGTAATGCCCTTCTCCCGGCAAGCCGTTGATCAGCAGGCCGGTGTTAGGCCCCATATAGAGAGTCATGCGGAAACGCCTCCAAGGTCTTCGCCCAAGCGGAAGCCCAGGCCGTGTCGTTCGATGGTGATGTCGTGTTGCTGCCAGGATTGGATGCCGTCGCGGACGCTGCGCAGGACCAGGCGCACGTCCTGGAGCGGGCCGTCAGCGACGTCTTCGGCCAGCGGATAGGACCAGTTACTGGATGTGAGGCCGGCATAGGTGCGCTTCAGCGTCGTGCCGCTGTAGACCTGGAGCGTCACCGTCGCCCCATCTTCGGGCCCGATGTTGCCGACAGTGGTATCGATCAACTGGTCGGCCTGGCCGATGCGGTCGCGCTTCGCCCAGCTCACCGACAGCGCCCCGTAGACCTTCGTCGGGTACGCGCTGCCGTTGATTCGGAACTGGCCGGGCGGATACGGCTTGCCCTGGCGCCCGGTCAGAGTGAGGCTGTCGGTGGCGGCCAGCGCCGGGGCGAGCTGGCCCTCGCTGGTGTTGGTCAGCAGCCGGGCCTGGAGCGTCACGCCCTGGCTGTATACCGTCTCGTCCACCGCTTCGAACGTGTCGTAGAACCAGACCCGAGCCCCGGCCAGATGCTTGGCTGGTACGGTATCGGCGCAGCCGCGCGCGAGGGTGACCGCGCCGCTGGCGTAGTTGACCGCATCGACCCGGACTATCTCGTCGTCCACCGCAGCCGCCTGGCCGACAGTGACGTCCTCCAGCCGACTGGCGTTCGTCAGCGTGACCACGCTCGGGCCGGCCGCCAGCGGCAGCTCGGCGGCGAGTAGTCCGGTCGGGCACCAGTCGCCGGTTCCGCGATCAACGAACGCGCCAGAGCTGCCGACGCGGTCGGTCAGTGTGTAGCTCTGCGACAGGCTGGTCGGCGCCTCGGCCAGCGCGGCCAGGTAGGACGCGCTCACGTCCAGGAGCTGGAGATTCGCCGGATCGATCACGCCGGCCAGCTCGCGATATGGCGCCTCGATCAGACGCCGCACGGTGACCGCCCGAGGCGTCCGGTCGGGCGGGGTCCAGCCCGGTGGCGGTGGTGCCACGCCGGTAGTCGCCGGCAGATTGAACTGGTCCTGGACGACGGTCAGGGTGATCTTGCCGTCGCCGAGGAAGTTGTCCTCGATCCGGCCGACCCGGACGACGGTTTCAGGGATGCCGCGCCGGGTCGAACGGATGCGGAACGGCTGGCCTGGGTTCAGGCTACGGGCACGGCGGTCGAATACGCCCTTATAGCGCTTCAGGCCGGTGGTCTTCAGACGCATTTCCCGCTCACCGACTCGCCCGGCCAGCTCGCCAGTCGGCACGCCCAGGAACTCGACTTCCTCGGACGACCGCCGCCCCTGCGACGCGGCGACCGCGTTGTTGTTGACGATGACTTGGCGCTGCGCACCGTCGGTCTGGTCGATGTACTTCACGATAAGCTGGCTCGGCGCGAGCGACGTCGAGCCGGTCTTCTCCTGGGTGATCTCCAGGAGGCCGCTGTCTTCGTCGAACAGCGGCAGGTCAGCAACGTTGTAGTCGTCACGCAGGAGCCGGATGCTGATCTGCCCAGTCTGGCGGTTCGGGTAGACCTCGGCTCCGATATGCGATTTCACCGTCTCGCAGAAGTTGGCGAACGTGTCGGACCTGGTCCATTCAAAGCACAGCCCGAAACCCTCGGCATACAGCTTGTCGGCAGCGACCCGCCAGCTCGCCTCGTCCATCCGCGTGCGGGCCAGCCCCCGGAAGTCCCGGCCGGTGTAGACGAGATAAAGGATGTGCGCCGGGTTCATCGCTTTGATCTGACCGTCCGCGAGCCAGATAAATTGCTTTTCGGGATACCAGGGGTTGCCGTCCCACAGGCGGTTCCCGCCTCGACGCAGAATTTCCCAGGTCTTCGGGTAGGGGTTCATCGCGGTGACCAGGCCGGAATAGAACCCAGTGGTTACGCCACGGAACGCCGGCACCAGACCGCCGAGCATGGCCGCCAAGCGCGGAAGGACGCCCTGGTCCTCTTCGCCAAACAGAACATCGAGCGTTCCGTCGAGGCCGCCTTCGCCCTTGTCACCACCGAACAGCTCAGGCGCATTGATGCGGACCTGTCCGTTGCTGGTGATCGACCCTTTCCACGCGGTTTTGCCACTCGCCCGGATTGCACAAACTTCATCGACTTTCTTGCCCAGAGCGAAATGGATGTCGAAGTAGTAGCGGAACCCGACCGTCTGTGCCTTCGGTTTAGCGCCCATTCGCGATCTCCTGGCGTGCATGTTCAACCAATTTGAGCGCGAGCGCGTCGCCGGTCGCGACCAGCACGTCGGCCTCGATGCCGTCCCGTAGGAAAGTCATCCAATCCAGTCCATGGCGCTTGAAGAAGTCCCGCGCCTGCCGGTGGCAGTAACCCTGCCGAGTGGTCCAGGTCGGCACGGTATGCAGGTGCTGAGCCGTAACGATCATTTCTTGCTCCCTTTGGTCTTGATCGCCTTCGTTCGGTAGTTGCCCACGGTCAGCACCATCCAGCTCTTCGACCAGCACTGACCGAAGACGGCGACCTGTTCGTCGCCCTCGTCACAGCGCGGGAAATCGATGTCTTCAAAGGCGGTCGGCTTGGGCTTCTGCGGCTTCGGCGCCAAGACCTTGGATAGGATGAACGACGCCGCCAGGATGACGAGGTTGATTGTGATCGGGTCCATTGCCTACCTCACCAGACCTGGTCGCCATCGAACGGCGACTTGCCTTGCATCGCGTTAAACCCCCTGAAGTTGGGGAGGTTGCTGAATTTGTCGTCGCAGGTCTGCGCGAGCCCGTCGCAACCCGGATAAACCCGCAGTTGGCCACCTGCCGGAATGCCCTCGGTGCCGCCCAGGATGTAAAGATCGGGTCCGGCGTGCCGCTCGATGTAGCGGCTATCGTAGTTGTCGCCGTCCACTTGCCACTCGACATAGCCCCCGGTAAACCAGCCATCGGCATAGCCGGCGACCACGCCGCTGGAGATCACCCAGCCGCTGATGCTCTGCGGCGTCAGCGTCACGCGATACGGAACGAGGTTGACCTTGCAGCGATGGTCGCCAACGACTGCCGTGCAGGTGCGGCAGTAGGTGTCGATCAAGCCGGGCTGATCCATCAGCTCATCTTCCGACACGCACGTTATGCGGCAGCTATCCACGGTCGGCCAGTCCACATCGCCAATCTGACCCACCCATGAAACCGCTGCCTCGGCATCGCCGTAGTGCATGTCGTAGACGACCAGGTCGATGGCACCGCTCGGCGACCGGGTCTTGTACAGCAGCGCGACATCGAGGTCGGCCGGCGCGGTGATGACGAACTGGTCGGACTGCGGATCGCCGGAACAGATGATCCCGTTGTCGGTGATGCCGCCCTGGACCGTGCGGAAAATCTGGTTCTGGTAGGTGATGTCCCGGTCGCTGCTGTTGTAGCTCCAGCGGATCGCGCCACGGCTGAACTGGTACAGCCGCACCGGCTGCCCATCCGCGAGCGAGCTTTCGCGGCTGTTAAAACTCATCGTCACGAACCCCTTTGAAAGTCAGCGCGGCGGTTGCGACGCCCTCGCTATCGGTGACGTGCTCGATCTCGATCACGTCGCTGGCGGCGCTACAGAGCGCCATGAAACAGATGCGCGCTACATCTGTCGGCTCGACCAGGCGGCCCAGGGCGGCGTCGATGGCCAAGCGCTCGGTGTCGGCGTCCAGCTCGGTGCTGGTGAGAATGCGGCGGTGATAGACGGTGCCGTCGTACAGCTCGATGCGGATATCGCGACGACCCGGTCGCCCATTGGCGAAACGGGCATAGCCGATATTGCGCACGTCCAGCGCGGTGGACAGCTGCGAGACGGTGGCGACCAGAGTCAGGTCGTCGGCGTGGGTCGGCACCCATAGCGGCTTCTGCTGGCCGCGCAGCGCATAGACCAGGCTACGGAACGCCGACCGCTCGGCTCGGCCCATGCCGATCCACCGATGGCCGATGACGGGCAGCGCCATCCCGGCGACGTCGGTCACGCGGGGAATGGCGCTGCCGTTGTCCAGGGTGGACAGCAGGCGCTGATAGTTAGAGGTGAGGTCTTCGCTTTCGTCCGGGCGCTGCTCCAGCACTGGCCGCCCCCTGTAGGTCGTCGCCGGCATTACCTCGGGCCAGGCGCTGGGCTCCATCACCAGGAACGACACCCGCGCAGACTGTGCGGTATCGGTCAGCCGGGTCAGCGTGGGCTGTTCGGTCAGCTGCGCGGTGCGTACCGGGTACAGTCGCGAGCCAGTTACCCAGGTGGCCTGGACGGGGCGGACCAGGTCCAGGCCGGCGACGGTCACCGCCTTGACCTCGACGACCTCATAGTTGAAGGCGTCCTCGCCGCGCAGCATCGCTAGACCGCCGTCGCGGAAGTCGAGGCCGACCGTGTCGCACGGAATGCTCAGCGAGCCGGCCGCCAGCGGCTGCTGGAGCAGCTGGATATCAGACCAGATCGGCAGCGCCCAAATGCGCGCGCCCCAGCCGAACAGCGTCATGTCCAGCAGCTGCCGCTCGCGGTCCACCGCGTACATGTTCGCTTCGAACTCCCGGCGCGGCGCCAGGCGCATGGCTCGGCGCTGGGTCACGGCCGATTCGCTTTGCAGAATATTTGTCGAGGCGCTGAGGCGCTCGACGATGCTGTCGCCCCAGTCCGGGGCGAACGTCCAGGCGATGATCCGATTGCCGGTGATGACCAGCACCAGGTCCGGCTCGCCCTGGAGCTTCCAGACGACCCGGGCATTGACTACGGGCGGACCGTCGGTGCCGATGCTGACCGTCCAGGTGCGTTCCTCCAGCGCGGCAAAACCCAGCGGCGGCGACGCTTGGCCAGACAGCGTGATGCCGTCTGCGGCTTCGCGGTCGATAGCGGTCAGCGTGCGCGGACTGAAATATGCGTTCCAGACTGATGCCGGTCGTATCTGGGTGCTGACGACGTTGCCCAGTTCCATTGCGGTCGGAATCAACCAGAGGCGGTTGTAGTAGTTCTCTTCCAGAGCGCTTTGGTGGACAGCCTGGTAGGTCGAATGGATCACCTCTACCGGCTGATGCGCCCCATAGGCACCGGCCCAGGTCGAGGCCGCGACCGCTGCAAGGCTGATGTCCTGGTTCAGCTCCAGGGCGTCGATATTCGGCGTGATGCCAGCAACGATCCCCTCCACAGGCTTCGGCACCTGGAACCCCGGAAACGTCGCCATCACTCGACCACCCGGAAGCAATAGCCGACCCAGGCGCTGGTGCTGTCGAAGTCGGTAGCGGTTCCGCGTTGGAGCAACGGATAGACGCGCCAAGTGTCGCTACCGACGACAAGCGGATCACCAGGCGCGAGGAAGGCCATGTTGCATATGCCAAAGTCCGGCACTTCGCCCACGTAGCGCGAGCGCTGCTGAGCGCCGAACGCATAGATGGCGCACGGCACAGTGGTGGTCGAGCTGTTCAGCTCGTTTGCGCTGGCGTCGATCAGTCCGACGTCAGGATGGTACTGACTTCTGTAGTTTCCACGGCCTGGCCCGATGACCCGCCGGGGGATGTTCGTCGTGTAGTCGAATGGCAGCCAGTCGGGCGAGGGGCCGCCATCCAGGCCATCCACACGCAGTACGCAACCACCGTCGCTATAGCGAACGTGGTAGCCATCGAACGGATGACAAGACCAGTTTGAGGTCAGCATCTGGCCTGCCTGATAGATTACGGAGCCGCATACATACTGGCCGCCGCTGTATTCGACCCCGCGCTTGTTGAGAGAGCCAATCATCACCGGCCGGAACTGACCTGCCGCGATCTCGACGTGCAGGTGCAGATAGGCCGCCGTGGCAAACAGGTGGTAGCGCGTGAACGGCCCACCGCTCAGCTGTGCGACGGTCGGCCCCTTCGACGAATAAGGGTTGTTCTGCACCGAGTTACCGGGCTGCGCGTTCCACGCCAGCCCGTTGTCGAACCCCGTATTGCCCGCGATCTGAAACTGATTGGCTCCGGCATTGAATGACCAGTACCCATCAGCGTTGTGACAGAGCCATTCCGATGCCGACGCGCGGTCGGTGACCCAGCCGAGCGACTCGGCGTGGACGCGCACCTTGGCGAGCAGGTCGGCCGGGCTGTTCGCTGCTCCTGTGAAATAGGCCATGTCAGTCCTTCCTGATTGCGTAGAGCCAGGGGTTGCCCGAGCGCCAGGCGGTTTGGAAAACAACGTGGTCCACTCCGTCCTCGACAATCACGTCCTCGGCGCCCGAGTTGAGCGTTGGCACGTAGAAAGCGCCGTCGAAGTCGCCCAGGTTTCGGCGACCCTCGGTTTCGCGGGTGACGAACGACAGCGCCTTGAGCGGGAACTTCCCGAACGAATCCCGCAGTTGTTTGACCACGGTGTCACTGCTGCCCGCATAACGGCCGCAGCCCAGCGGGAGGAGCGTCCGATTGTTGTAGTCGGACTCGTTGGCAGCCCCTCCGTCTACAGTGAAACCGAGCCAGCGCCCGGCGGGATCGCGGAGATAGCAGCTACGCTCATAGGGGCTGCTGATGCCCCTGTGCCGGTCGGTGACGTCGGACCAGCGCACAGCGACGTCCCCGCGATACGACCCCACGACAGCCAGCGGATACGGGAACTGCGACGGCGGGCACGGCGGTAGGATGAAGCCAGCGCCGGCCGACTCGTAGATCGTCGAGACTTTCACGACGATCCAGAACCTGCGGCCGTTGGCGAAGAACCAGTACGGCATGGGCTGGTTCCACGCGAGCAACTGCACCCGCGGGCTGTAGTTGGCAAACGCGGTCCAGTAGTCACCACCGGGCGGGATTGCCCCAGCATTGAACGCTGTGCCGCCCATCAGGCGCAGGTTGTAGTAGTCCAGTGCCGTATCGCCGTAGCTTTGAATCCCCATGTAGATGCTATCGGTGCCGCCCAGCCCAGGTGCGCGCAGGGTCACCTGGCGCACGGCTATCGCAGTGCCGGACGCGGGGATGGTGTTGTCGAAAACCTTCTCGTAGGCCTGCCCAGCTGCGACCAGGTCCGGGCTCGCGGTGAGGAACTGGACCAGGCGCTCGACCAGGTCGGCGTGGTTGACGGCGGTGCCGAATTCGGTGGCCATGGGACTCCTAGATAATCTGCTTGACGGCCTGGCGGTTCTTGTTCAGCCAGACCAGGAAGTGTTCGCCGCCTTTGCCGGCCCACATGTCGGCCGCCATCTGATCCGTGTCCTGAACGGCGTGCAGGTAGATCGAGTTGGCGACCGAGGTACTGAAGTTCTTGGATGGCTCCTGCAGGCGCGAAGCAGAAAGGCCCGGAGCAGGCATTGCGGGCGCGGGGATGGTGGCTATTCCGCCCGTCGCGTGGCGCACAGCGCCGGACCAGTCATGCAGCGCAGCCCAACCACGCTTGTTGATGTCCAGGAGCAGCGGGGTCATGCCCGGCTGGGTTGCGGCCGCGGCCCTGATGACGACTTCCTGATCCGAAAGCCAGGCTGGAATGCTGTCGCTTGTTGGAGTCCCAGGGCCGCGGACCTGGCCGCCCTCGGCGAACCCGAACATGCTTGTGATCGAGGACCACCACCCGCTACCACCGGCAGCCGCACCTGCCGCACCGGCACCACTGGCAGCGGCACCAGCACCTGCGAGTCCATTCGCGGCCGCAAGACTGGCTGCTGCTCCCTGAATGGCAGCCGCACCAGCCACCAGAGTTCCGCCTGCGGTGGAAAGCGCTCCTGCGGCGGAGGTGACAGCAGCAGCTCCCGTTACCATGCTGGTGTCTTGCTCACCTTGGCCGAACAGACTCATGAGCCCTGCTGTAGCCTTCTGGGCCAGCTGCTGCGCGGCAACGTCGGCCAGCGATCGGCTGACCGCCTGCAGGAACGAAACCGCGGCCTCCTGCAGCGACAAGGTGCCATCGGCGAGACCGCGCAGCGCATCCTGCATGCCATTCTCGATACCGGATCGCAGAGCCAAAGTGAGCTGGTCGGCGGCCACGCGGGTGTTTTCGAGCTGCTGGCGGAGATCCTTCACGCGCTCGATCGCTGCCGGATCGCCAGTTGCCTTGGCCAGCTCTTCCATGCGAGGCACAAGTTGCTCTACCTCGTCGGCGGTGGACCGATGCAGGTCTAGCAGTTGCTGCCGCGCGGCCAGTTCGCTGACGAGACCGGCCTGCTGGGCGGCCTGAATACTCGACTCCTGCCGAGACTGCTCGCCGAAGATCCGGTCGACCTGGTCCTGGAGCTGCTGCAGCTCAGCCTTGGCCTTCTCGATTCCCATCAGCTTGCTGACCAGGCCGGCGCCTTCGGTGTCACCCGTGGCGAGCAGACGCTTCTGCAGGTCGCCGTACTTCTTCTCGATCTCGGCGCCGGCCGCTTCGACGGTTTGGCCGGTGGCCCGAAGGTAGTCCAGGTTGAGTTGCTTCAGGGTTGTGGCGTCTTTCTTTGCCTGTTCGTCGGCCTTCTTCTGCTTTTCTGCCGCGTCCAGGGTCGCCCAGGCGGCGCGAGCACGGGCTTCCAGGGCCCCTGTCAGATTGCGTTGGTCAAGCTCGTACTCACGCAACGCAGCCCGACCCTTGCCGTAGGTCGCCGCTTCCTTCTCCAACTGCTTGACCCAGTCTTCGTTCTGTTTGGCCAGGCGCGCAGCGGCCTTGTCTTCGCCGCCTGATGGCGTGAAGGGTGTCTTGGTGGTGGGGCCTGTGCCGGTGACTGTAGTCGCGGGTAGCGCCGCGACCTGGCCGGCACCGTTCAGGACTGCGTCACGCTGGTCCTGCCATTGCTGGATCTGCGCTTGTGCCTTGCTGAGTGCTTCTTCGTATCGCTGGATGCGCTTCTGGTCGTTCTTCTCGTAGGCCTCGTCGAGCGCGGACTGAACCCTTGCCATGTACTCGGTTTCCCGAGCGATGGCATCGTCCAACCGCGGTACGTCATCACCGGCGGGACCGTTCACGCGCGCCGCAATCTCCTCCGCGACGAACTTGGTGACGTTGACGACGCCCGCAGCCCCCTTGGCCGCATAACCGATGGCAGTACCCAGGCCCTTGATCAGGAGATTCAGGCCCTCCACCACCGCCGGATCTTTCAGCACATCACGCAGGTCTCGCACAGCCTGAGTGAAGGTGTCGATGAACCCCGACTCGCCCGCCTGGATCTTCAGGTCAGTGAATGCGTTCTCCAGACGGTTGAGTTCGGCCTGCAAGCCGGTGGCCGCTTTCTGTGAGGCTGGCCCATAAGCTTCCTGCAGGGCAGCGCCGAACCGCGGCAGAAACTCGGCCGCCGGGATCATGCCCTTTTCCAGCCACTCGCTGAGCTGCTTTGTGTTGGTGCCCAGGGCCTTGGCGGCAAGCGAAAACGCGCCGGGAACGCGCTGGCCGAGCTGCAGAACTAGCTCCTGGGTCTGGACCTTGCCCTTGCTGACCATCTGCTCCAGGGCGAGCAGGATGCCGTTGGTTTCCTGGCGGGTGAGGTGCAGCGCAGTGGTGGCCGAGGCGACGCCTTCGAAGATCGTGCGCAAGGAACTGCCCAGCTCTGGGGTTTCTTTCGCGGCCGCCACCAGGCGGGAATAGGCCTGGCTGGTGTTGAGCAGCTCCAGGCCCAGCCGTTCGGAGATCTCGCGGACGTACTCCAGCTCCTGCCTCGCCTTCGCCGCCGACCCCGTAGCTGCCTCCATGGTGTACAACGCCTGCTGCCACTGCAGGTTGGTGTTGACGATTTCCTTGGAGAAAGAGGCCAGGCCGTAACCGGCGATGCCGGCGAACAGCAGCCCCTGGACCCGTCGAATTGCAGCCCCCATGCCATTGAGCGCCAGGGTCGAGGCCTTGGCCTCGTTACCCACTCCAGTGAGCACGTCACGCTGGGCCTTGATCCTGTTCAGCGCGCTGGCATAAGCATTGGCCTCAACACGGCCCGCCCGGAAATGCTCAGTCAACTGCCGCTCCTGCTCGGCCAGGCGAGCGAGAGAGCGCTGAGTCGGATCGATGGCACCCAGCAACTTACGTGCGGCCGCATCCTGCTTGGCTGTTTCAGCAGCAGCCTTGGCTGCCGCCTCGGCAGCGCGTTGCTCGGTCGCCGCCTGCTGGACGCGAGCACGCTCGGCATTGTGATAGGCGTTCATGGCGGTGGACTGCGCTTGAGCGCTATCGCGCCAGGCAGTGTTCCCCGCTTGCACAGCAGCATTGAGGCGCTGCGTACTGGCTGCCGCAGCATCCTGGGCCGATTGTTGTTGCAGCGAGGCCGCCACCATGGCCCTGATGCGGGCCGTCTGCTGATCGGCGGACTCGCCGACGCTGCTCAGCTTACGGCCAGCTTGTTCGGCCTTATCGCCCACCGCTTGCACGGATTCGCTCACCTGGTCGAGAGCAGCTTTGCCCTGGGCGAGATCGGCGCGTAGCCGTAGGGCGAGTTCGAGTTCTTTGTTGGCCATGAGGAGGACTGCGGCAATGGGGGTGCCGCAATCCTCGCGCGCGCGTGAGCCGGGAGCTTTTCGACTGGCCGAAAATCAGGTCAGAAAAGGCCTGCAGGTTCTGCTGATAGATCCCAGGAAAAGATCAGCACTTCCCGCGCTGCCGAACCTTGGCCGCCTCCGACCGTGTAGGTGATGTCGGTCGACTCGATGTGGAAAGAGGCGAAGCACTCCCGGATCTCGGGGTGGTCGTTCAGGCTGATGATGGCCTTGCCCTTGAGTTGGCGGAGCATCACTGCCATCTCCTGGTATTGCTCGAAGCCGAATGGCACGCCATAGCCCTCCGTCTCCCAGTACGGCGGGTCCATATAAAAGAGGGTGTGCTCTCGATCATAGCGCCGGAGGCAGTCCTGCCAGCTGAGGTGCTCGATATAGGTATTGCTCAGCCGCAGGTGAGCCGCCGACAGTGCTTCTTCCAGGCGCAACAGGTTGAGCCCAGGCGGTGAGGTGGTGGCGGTTCCGTAGCTCTGGCCATCGACCCGGCCGCCGAACGCGCTCTGCTGCAGGTAGTAAAAGCGCGCGGCGCGCTGGATGTCGGTCAGCGTTTCCGGCCGGGTCTCCTGCAGCCACTTGAAGACCTGGCGAGAGCTGAGCGCCCATTTGAACTGGCGGACGAACTCTTCCAGATGATGCTGAACGACGCGGTACAGGTTGACCAGGTCGCCGTTGATGTCGTTGAGCACTTCCACATCCGCCGGCACCGGCCGTAGGAAGAACAGTGCCGCCCCACCTGCGAAAGGCTCGACATAGCAGGAGTGGCGTGGGAAAAGCGGGAAGATGCGGTCAGCGAGGCGGCGCTTTCCCCCTATCCAGGGGATGATGGGCTGGGCGGACATGAGGTCTCCGGGCAAGCGCTCGATGGCGCGTTCAGGAGGCTCTCGGCCCTCAGATGGTTAATCGCCCCGCAGCGGGGGCATTTGATCTGCAATTCGTCGTAACGGCCCGCGCGGGCCAGCAGGCGGTGACATCCGCCACATCGCACGTCTTTCACTCTCGGCAACACCTTTTCCAATCTGCTAGGCTCGCCCGTGCTCACGTGAGCGGGAGGGCCTTGGCTGGGCTGGCACTGCGTTGCCTGTTCGGCACCAGGTACTGGAGTTGCCGCTCCAGCACCTGGTGCCCTTCCTTACTTCAGCAGATCCTGCAGCTCTTTCAGATGCCGCTTTGCTTCCTCTCCCCCGGCGAATGCCAGGTTGATGCTGATGAAGTCCTGCTCGCGCTTCTTCAACTGACGGCGCTGTTCGGCTTCATGGAGCAGCAGGATCTGCCGCTCGGTCATGCGCCCGATGTCGGCGATGCCGCCGTAGCCTCCGGCGATGAGGCTGGCATAGGTGTCGGCCCAGCGTGACTGCTGAGTTCGGCGCGCTCGGCGGAGATCCGGTCCATCACCTCGCCGACAAAGAAAGGGCCATTGACGATCCACCAGAGGAACATCAAGTTCTTGCCAGGCCGTGCCGGCAACTCCTCGATCCATTCCAGCTCGACATCTGCCGCCTGGGCAATCAACTGGACGACCAGCGAGTGGTGGGAAGCCAAGACGTCAATGATCCGATCCAGCGGCGGCAAGCCTCGATCATTGACCACCATGGCGTGCAGATCGTCGAGGAACGGCTGCATCGTGGCTCGCAGCTTCAGCCCCTCGACAAACCCATACTCGCGCATCGTGACCGTTCGCCCATGGATCTCCACCGTGCGATCGGGGTGCAGGATCTCCAGGTCATCCGCCCCCGGCTCCTGGCCGGAAGCGGATGAGTCACGGGGCGCCCTGGGCTTTGCCACCTTACGGCCCATGCTCAGGCCGCCTTTTTGGTGATCATGCGGCCATAACCGCCCAGGTTGGCGTCCTTGGCGTTGAGCGCATCGAATAGCACCGCGCCGGTGAGCGGCAGGTTGCCGTATTCATCGTGGATCAGCGACAGGTCGCCGACCGGATTGAACTTGCAGCGGTACAGGTCGACCAGGACCGGCTCGTTGGTCTCGGTGTTGATCCCATCCAGGTAGAGCCAGCGCTCCGGCGGACGGCTGGTGAAGATCGTCAGGCTGGTGGCGTCGGCGTACTGGTAGGCCGCCGTGACAGGGTCGGTCTGCGCTTTCAGGATCTCCAGCAAGCCACCGGCTGCGGATTCGATGCGGTAGTCGGTGCCCAGCACCAGGGGTGCCGAGTTCGCGGTCAATACCACGTCGTCGACCAGCGGGCGGTCGAGGCGGATGAAGTCTCCGGCCGCCAGGGTGGCGGGCAGCGGTTCGGCGGTGACCGTGGTGCCGGTGATGTCGATCTGGGTGGCGTAGAGCCCCAGTGCCAGGTTCTGCGGCAGCCATTCGTCCAAGGTGATGTTGAGCGTGGCGGTCTTGCCACGATCGAGCAGCCCGATCTGCAGACGGTTGCCCGAGTAGCTCTCCGTCTTGGGGGTGGTCTCGGTGGCCAGTTGCAGCGTCACCGTCGGGGCGTTGCCGACCCAGACCGGTTTCTCGTACTTGCCCGTTGCCGATCGGTTGGCGAGCCAGACTTTGCCCTGCAGGGAAATCAGTGACATGGGGTTACTCCTGGGCCTTCGCGGCCGACGGGTTGACAGGCTCCGCCACCTTGCCGTGGCGGATCAGAAACTCTTTTTCCGTAGCGCTGACCTCGATCTTGCTGCCTTTGGTTTTCGGCTCGCCGGCATGGGTGTGATCCGCGATCAAGGTGACGACCTCGCGTTTGGCGGGCGAGATGTCGGTGGACTTGGTGCTCATGAGGGTCTCCCGATGGCATGTTGGGTCTGATAGAGGTCAGTCCAGATCAAGACAGAGGCGTCGTAATCCACCACCTGCCCCTGGACCAGTTGGCAGTCGCGGGCGCCGGACAGGCCGGGTGGGGTCCATCCGATCAGGGCCTGACGAACCTGGTCGAGCACCGGGCGCAGGTCGTCCGCCGCGCTGACTCCCTTGTTGTCGCGGTAGCTACGCACCGCGAGGGTGACGATGAAATGCACGGTCACCATCTGTCGGGTCGCTCCGCCAGCATGGCCGGCGGGCTTGGGCGAGAGCGTCTCCTGGGCCAGCAGCACATAGGCCGCTGGCGTGCGGAAATCGCGCAACTGGGTGATCGTGCCGAGTTCGGCGGCACCGCCGATGTGCTTCAGCACCTTGGCCTGGTCACGCAGACGATCGATCACCAGGTTGTGATCGAAGGGTGCGCAGAGCCCTTCGGCCATCTCAGTAGTCCTTCAGGGTGTCGTGGCTGAAGGTGCGAGCGGGCGCCAGTACCTGCGGAACCCCACCGCCTGGCGGGGTCAGCGGGTCATCCGGCCCGAGGCTGAACTTGCCCTCGGCGATGAGCTGCAGGAATTTCAGGGCGTCGCGATAGTCCCGCACGATGGGATCTTTCTCTGCGCCTGGCCCCAGGCGGTCCTGGTGCAACAGGTAGCGAGCGATGGCCCTGGTCCACCCGGTGACAACCCCGTAACGCTTGGCCAGTGGCAGACTGTAGCCCCGGCGCTGGAGGAAGCCGTCGATGTAGCCTTGGGCATCGCTGACCGCGCTGTTGATCACCTCCACCGTGGCATCGCCGACTTCGATCTCTTCTGGCGTCCAGCGATCTACCGGCAATCCACGCAGCAAGGCATCGAGCAGCTCGGTGTCGACCGCTTGGAGAGGCCGAGGTGTAGCCGCTTGCGACAACTCCTCGGCTCCAGGCCGTTCGGCCAGCTCCGGCAGCGTGATGTACACAGCCACCTCAGCAGCCCTCGGGCTGAGCGATGGCGCGCACCAGGGCCATGACACCCGTCTGGATGTCAGTCTTGGCGATCTCAGCCCAGCGGCGGGGTTCTGCCTTCAGGAAGCGGCTGAACTCCTCTGTTGGCCCCTCGACAGCCAAGGTGCACTGGCACTTCACTAGGTAGGCAGAGACTTCGCGTTGAAGCTCCAGCAGCTCAGTCCCCTTGGCCTTGACACGGTTCATCAGGTCGATGTCGTCCTGAGTCAACTCGCGATAGCCGCTGATCTTGCGATGTTGGTTATCCATTACTGCATCTCCGCCCTGACCGCCCCAAGCGACAACAACTGAGCAGCCTGAGTGCTATCCAGGTAGATCGGATCACCGTGGGTGTACGTTTCCCCGTTGTGGTCCAGGCGCTCGCGCTGCACGATGAAGCGGTCCTTGAGGCCGGCGGCCCAGTCCACCCCGATAGTCCGGCCCAACTCGCCGCCGCGCGACTGAATCGCCAGTTCGTAGCAGGCTGCAGCCAGCGCTTCGAGATCCTCCTGGACCAGATCTTCCAGATAGGCCAGCGAACCGTCGCTGAGCAGCACCTGGTAGCGCCCGGCCTCGTCGGCGATCCGCAAAGGCGATTCCGCCGCTTCGGGATTGACCACCCCATCTTCATCGGCGGCCGGCACGACCACCTTCTGCGCCTGAATGGCAGCGACGAGCTGCTCGACCGGCAGCGTGGCGGCGTCCTGGATCTCCAGGTCGGCACCGATCTGCCGCAGTTCCGCTTCCGGCAGTTCGGCGAGCGGAACAACAGCGCCGTCCTGGAGTTGAACGCCGGCCAGTTGGCCGTCGATCAGGTTCTCCTCCACCGGCGGCTGTGCGCCGGTATTGGCAGGTGAGGCAGGTGCAGCTGCTTTGACCTTGTCATTACTGGGTTTGCGGGCCATGAGCACAGACTCCTAAGCCGCGACGGCGTTTTCGAAGAAGAAGCCGAGGTCCGGTGCGGTGACCAGTTCCTTGACCGACTCACCGACACGGACGCGCTGGCCACCGCGCAGGCCGATGTTCGGGTCGGGGATCGAGCCGGACACGCGATCACCCCACTGTGCGGTCAGGCCGAAGGTGGTGCCGTTGCGGGTGTCGGCCAGGCGATCGCGATAGATGAAGGACGCGTGCGGCCCCCACGCGCGGATCAGGTTCGGGTTCTGCCCCGGCCGAGCGATGTTCAGCCGTGCTTCGCCGACGTAGATCGCGTCCAGTTCCAGCAGCTCCTGCAGGAAGGCCATCGGCACCATGCCCTCGTCGCCGAGTGAGCCGTTATATGCCTTCACGATCTTCGGGTGACGGCGCAGGATGGTGGCGGTGCGACGGCCCAGCACGCCGATGTTCGGGCGCAGAATGACGCTATCCAGCGCATCGGTGATCATCGGCAGCGGGTTGCTGGTCGGGTCACTCCACTGATCGGTACCGGACAGGGTGGTCTTGTTGCCCGCAGCGTAGCTATTGGGGCTGAAGACAAGCCTGGAGGTCCGGGCTTCGCGATCGAGCAGGATCAGGTTGGTGGTTTGCTCGGTCGCGTGGCCCAGGGGGTTGTAGTTCGTCGGTGCGTTGTCGATATCCGCCTGCGGCACCGGCGCGTCCAGGCCGTGGTCTTCGGTGCTGCCGGTTTCGTCGGTGGCGCTGAACTCTACTTCGTTCGGCTTGGACTTGCGGCCGACCAGGGTTTCCGGGACGGTGAAGCCCTGGGCGAGGTCGTACTTCCAGAACTTGAACTCCTGCTTGCCGACCGGTACGCGCGGCAGAACCTCGTCGGAGATCATCCGGCCGTTGCGGTAGGCGATGGCGATCGCCGTCAGTTCGGGATCGATGGGAAATGGTGCATTGCTCATGGAGCGCTCCTTCAGGCTACCGGCAGAACGGCCGGGGCGATGTAGACGGACCCGATATCACCCGCGACGCCGCTGAGTTCAGCGAAGCCGATGATCCAAGTGGTGGCGGCCGGCGGCAGAGTCGCGGCAACCGCTCGCCCCTGGGCGTCGGCCGTCAGCGCATCACCGCGAGTGACGTTGCCGCCGTACTCGACCGGCGCCAGGCCGGAACGGATGACGTCGAAGACCGCACCGTCGGCGGCGGGAATTTCGGTGCTGATGCCGATCAGCAGCGCAGTGCTACCGGCAGCCTGGGCGGCCAGGCCGTCCGAGCTGCCATGGATCACGATACGGCGGGCGGCGATGGCGCCGCTGGCACGTTTGGCGGTGATGAGTCTGGGAATGTTCATGGCCTACTTGGCTCCCTTGGTGATGTGGGTAACGGCCTCGGTCGTGCTGATATGGCGTCCAGCCTGCCGCTGTTCTTCCTGATAGCTCTGCGCTCGCGCTGCAATGGCGTGAGCACTGCCGAAGCTCAGGTCGCCGCCGTCGCCGGATTTCTCGGAAAAGTCCACCTGCTTGGGCAGTTCGGCCAGCAAGCTGCGCAGCACCTCGGCCGCCGGCTTGGTGACCTGGCCGTCGCCCTCGGCGAACTCCAGGGGGGTGTCGGCAGGCAGACTCACCAGCAGCTCGATCACCGGAGCCTTCTGGCGCGGCAGCAGGCGGCCGGCCTTGACCAGGCCTTCGGCGAACTCGGTGACCTCGTTGCGATGTTCCTGGGCTTTTTGCTGGGCCACCTGTGCTTCGCGGGTGGCCAGCAGTTGCTCGCGCTCGTCGAGCTGGCGTTGGCGCTCCTGGAGCGCAGCTTCGTCAGGCATGGTCGTGTCCTGCTGTGATGTGTGAGAGGTCCGGTCAGCCTCTGCCGCTGACGCGGAAGCACCGTCGGATGGGGTGACGGTGCCCTGCGGCTCTTCCGCAGCGGCGGCAGAGGCTGCTGCGGCGTCGACGCCTTCTATTGCGGGTATTGCGGGTTCGGAGAACGACGCCTGGGCACTGGCGCCGTGGGTGACTGCTCGCCGCGCGTCCTCCTCGATCGAGGACAACTGCCATTGTGGGATGAGCTGGTCGGCCCGTTCGGCGCCTTCGCGCTCGACGAAGAAGTCACGCAGGCGGCGCAGGATCTCTGTCAGAGCCGTCACCGCGTAGGGCGCTTCCGCGAACTCGATGGCCAGGGCGCCGTCATCCTCGGCGAAGTTCAAGGGAGCATCGGGAATGCCTTTGATGGCCGGCGGCACGGCACCGAGGAAGCCGATATGGCGCAAGTAGTGCTTGCCCGGAACCGGGTTGCCTGGTGAGTCCGGCAGGTACACCGAAGCGCTGCGCTTCTTGTACATCTTGCGGTTCGCGGCTTCTGCGAACTCGGGTACCACCTGGTGCGGCTCGGCATAGAGCATGCCCTCGCGCACCTCCAGGCCCTTGGCCCAGCCGTAGGCCGGTGCATTGAGCTTGGGGTGACCGATGACGAGAGGGGCCTCGCTGAGCGCCGGATCGTAGGTCGAGGCGATCTCCTGCAGGATGGCCTCGGTGAACTCCACCGGGCGACCATCGAGAGCGACGTGCCGGCCGGCGGGGAGGATTGGCAGAGTGGCGGTTGGCTTTTTCATGCCGCCCAGAGTGAGGCAGCGTGTGTGCAGGGGCTTTTCGGCGGACCGAAAATTGGTGACTGGGGTGTCTGAGGCTGTTTTCTACGAAAGCACGCGACATCGTTCCCTGGCAAGCCCGATGAGCGTGTTTATAAACGGTCTAGGCGCTTCGAGAGGCGTCGATACGGGTTGTCGGCGCGCCACGGTAGCACTAAACCGGCGTTCGCGCGTGTAGGGCCTTTCAGGCGCGTTCGCGGAGCGCGCGCTGCAGATAGCGCTCTACCCGCTGCAGAATGGTGTCGTCGTCTTGGCTAGACGTCCCAAGCCATGGCCGAGCCGGCATCTGGATTGTGTAGGGTCCGATCTGCACGTCTTGAGCGAAATTGCTGCGCCTTCTGGGCACGAACTCCCGGCCGACTTCGCCAGTCCGTTCATTCTGCCGGAAGTACACGGTGCTGCTGCGTGCCTGGCGCTGGATTGTCCCCCCGAAATGATGAATGGCTGCGTAGGGACGATCGCTACCAAACAGCAGCTCGCTGCCGTCCAGCTGGTAGCGCAGCAGGTTGCGCAGGTGGCCGTCGAGCGTGAGGATCTTGTCCCGGTTCTTTCGCTTGCGCCGCAGGTAGGCCGGCGACAAGGGCTGCCAAGGCGTGCCGTCAGGCGATACCTGGGCCTGGAATCGACGGCGATGGATGTTGAGCAACAGTTCCCCGATATCCTGCAGAAGCCCGCTCGGATCTCCCAGCGCTGCGCTGCCCGCGTTGAGCACGTCCAGTGCTCGCCGTCCGTCCCATTCCAGGGTGATGCCTGCCATGCTGCCTCCGATCGGTTATAGTGAGTTGACGTTGTGGGTGCCCTGGCGGCCGGGAAATCGCCAGTTCCGGCTCGGGGGCCTACATGGCGCCTGCACGGTGGAGGTGGCGTCCACCCTGGGTACTCACAGCGCTCCCTCCAGCACCACCAGTTTTCCTGCCTTGACGTCCTTGGCCACGTCCGCCCAATCGATCAGCGATCCAGATCGGACGGAATTGGTCGCCTCGCCCCCTTTGAGCTGGAAGTTCACCAGCACCGCAATCTTTCCCGCTTCCCGACGCTGTGCAGCGAACGCGTAGATCAGGGTGTTGGATTTGGCGTCGAGCAGCACGGCCTGCGGCTGGGCGAGGATCTGCGGCAGGGTCGCTAGCTCGGCCAGTGACAACGCCTTGGGCAGCCCTGCGGCGGTTGTCGCCATGGCTTTCGCATCGCGCAGCACATGCAGGATATCGCTGTCGCCCACGCTGATGACTGCCGTGCGGGCTTCCACGCCAGCTGCGCTCATGCCCTCAACGGTCTGCGGTGACAGCGTGCCGACATGGACCCGGCGGCCACGACGGACTGGGTCATTGGCGACGCTATCGAGCCAGCGCTCCCAGTCGGTTTGAATGGCGGTGGCCACCGAGCGGTTCTGCAGAAGCTGCTGGTTGAGTTTCGCAGCCGGTTCGGGTGGCAGCGGCGTGGTCTTCTGCAGGGCGCCCTGGACCAACTGTTCGAAGTTGCTCCGTCCTGGCGCGTAGTCCCAGCCAGGGTCGATACCTTCAGGAACCTCGACAACCTCGCCGCGGTAGGTCAGCCGACGCATCCGGCCGCTCGGAGGCTCGTCCGGGCCGTCCTTGCCCAGCGATGCCAGCTCGTCCTCCGCGTAGGCGCTGACTGAGCACTGACATCCCCAGCCGTTGGGTGGATAGTGCGTTCGCCACCAGGGATTGTCGGCATGGATCACCAGGCCGTCCCAGGCCAGGTGCAGTTCGCGGGGATGTTCGACGGCATCGCTGTGGTTGTACATCCAGAACGGTCGCTCGCCCTTGACCGCTTGCAGCTGTGCATAGCGTCCAGCGGCATAGCTGGTGCGCAGGTTCGTCTCGTAGATCACTCGCGCCCGCCAGGCTCGGCCACCCTCCGGCTCCCATTCGTAGTGGTCCAGGACCGCGTCGTAGTCCTTGCGGAACTCCGCCAGGGTCATGCCGTCACGGATGGCCTGATCGATGATGGCTTGCAGATCCGCCACCAGGTCGGCGCGATTTGCCCCGGCGCTGACGAAGGACTGGTCGTTAGCCGCGCCACGGATCGCGTTGTAGTCAATCGACGGATGCTTGGCCTGGAAGAAGCGGATCTGCTCCTGGAAGGAGAGTCCGCCGTATGCGGCGCGGGTGGCCATCAGATCTGCTCCCGTCCATCTAGCTCTTCCTGGACGTCATTACGTCCGGCCAGGTGAGCTGCCTCCAGCCCCTCGGCCATGGCCTGGGCGTATTGATCAAGACTGAGCTGGGGAGCTAGATCGAGCAGGCGCTCGCGCAGATCTTCCAAGCTGCTTGCCTGCTCGATGAGCGTGCGCAGTTGGGTCGTCCAGTTGCCGACGACAGGCTGCATCGCTTCGGCCAGCTGCGGCGCCATCGCCGCTGCTGGGTCGGACGGCTGATCGCCCTCGGCGAACTCGGTGGAAGGCGTCGGCGCCGTGGCCTCGGCCTGGGTGGACTCAACTTCGACCCCATAGGTCTCTTGTACGTAGCCGCGGGTCGGCCTGAAGCCTGACATGCGGAACACCTTTTCATCCCGCTCGGCCTTGGCGGTGATGTCTTCTGGCTCTTCGATCACGCGATACACCCGTGGCGGCTGCGCGCCGGGGAAGTTCCACTCGGTCAGCCAACGGGCCGGGCCGAGGTTGAACGACTCGCAGATTAGATCCGCGTCGGCCTTCACCAGGTCAAGGCGAACATCGGCCTGCAAATCATCGTTGCCCAGACGGCCGGGGGTGCCCTGGGTACTCGCCACCTGGCCGAGCCCGACCTTGGCGATGGTCGCGTCCATCGTGTCATGCAAGGTCTTGTAGTCGGCGGTCCCGGAGCGCCCGGCTTCCAGCAGCTCCGCCTGCATGCCGGCGGGCATGATGATTGCCGAATCAGTCTGTATGGCATGCAGGGCCGCCAGTAGCTTGGCCTTGTCCTCGGGGGTGGCGGTCTTGTCGTCATAGCGGCCGACCGCCGTGGGCATGCCGAACTTGTCCAGGAAGATCAGCCAGAACTTGATGCCGTTGCGCTTGAAGAACACCGGCCAGTACAGCCAATGGGCCAGGCCCAGTCCATAGGGCTCATCGTCGTTGTCGGCGCCGGTCGAGAAATGCCAGAAGTAAGGCGCAGGGCACGGCTCCCCCTCGAACATGTTGTTGGGGGTGAGCAGGCGCAGGCCGCCGTCCTGGTCATAGCGGAAGCGCCGACGGTTGCGGACTTTGATCGCTTCCAGGGTGATGTAGCGGTCGTCGCGGCCGTAGATCAGCTCGGATACCGCGTAACCGTAGAACACGCCGAACAGCATCTTGCTGGTGACGCGGTCCCAGCCCACGCGCTGCAGCTGCTGCTCCAGGTGCTCTGCCGCAGCCTGGTCGATCGGGCGATCACCGCCGGCTTCCACCTTCCACTCGCGGCTGACTACGGCCAATTGCCGCTGGCCCCAGACAGTTTTCACCTGGGCATCGCTGAGGATCTCCTCGTACACCCGCAGGTCGTTGCCGCCACGGCGCTGCAGGATCGAATCGTTGGGCACCTGCAGGCCAGAGATAAAGGGTCGAGTGATGTCGCGGCCGTCGCCACTGGTGGCGATCTCCCGGCCAAGGGCGGGCTTTTCCATCAATAGCCTCCAAAGTCGTTATTACCGCGCACCGCGCCGAAGCCGTGCGGCACGATGATTCCCCCCGGAGTGGAGACGTAGTCATTGAGCTGCGTCCGTGTGCCGGCGGACTGATAGTCGATGGGCATGTCGACCAGGCCGGAAGCAGCATGGATCGCCAGACCCAGCGCCCAGAACTCGTCGGCATGGCCGTCAGCAGTGCGCTCCGCAGTGAAGCGGATGTTGCCCGCAGCCGTCGTCTGCTTGGTGACCTCGCGCAAGGCGGCGCGGATCTTCGGGTCATAGGGGATACGGACCTTGTGGTCCTCCATGGCGCCGCGGATTGGGTAGGCCAGAGCCTCCTTTACTCGCGGGGTGAAGGTCACAGCCTCGACACGGTGCTCGCCGAACTGGTCCTGAGCGTCGTCCGCCCAGCCGATACCCAGGCCGGTGGCGTCGATGCAGATGCGCTCACAGCGCTGGAACCAGGGCCAGAGGATCGCTTCCTGGGCGGACTTGCGCATGTTCTGCAGACGCTCGACGTGGCGCGTATAGAGCACATCGCCGAGCAGCTCCAAGATCCACAGGACGGTCAGGTCTTTCTTACGCCCAATGTCGACGCCTGCGAACAGTCGGCCGCCCTCGGGCTGCTGCCAGTTAGCGGTCTGCGGGTATTCCGCGGAGGCAATCAGGTCGTACTCCAGGAAGGCCACGTCGTCGTCGGCCGGATTGCACATGTACTCCTGCTGGAAAGACTCCTCGTCAGCACAGCCCGCCCGGATGAAGTCGAAGTACTGCGCCTCATCCATGCCCTGGATCTCATCGTCGGCCGGCAGCATCTGCTGCAGCTTGAAGAGGAACCCCTGGTTGAGGGCATCCTGCAGGGTGACCGTGTGCAGGCTGATATTCTTCGGATTGCCGCCCTCTACGATCTCGCGCACCAGCTGGTTGAAGAAGTTCTGACTGCCCCGGTGGGTGGAGATGATCTCCATAGCGCCACCCCAGGTGATGCCCGGATAGGCAATCGACCATAGCTTGCGGGGATCGGGGTGCAGGGCGAACTCGTCCAGGATGCGTCCGCCGCGCTTGCCGGCCTGCGCGTCCGGGTTGCTGGACATACTGTGGATACGGCGGCCATTGGCGAACTCCAGGACATAGGCCGAGATCTTGTTCTTCACGTCGATGACGATCTCGCCCAGATCCTTGGCGGCCTGGTTCATGATCCCCGCCCACATCTTGCAGTCTTCAAGGAACAGGCGCGCCTGCAGGTCATCACGGCTGCTCACCCATTGATCCACTCGCGCGGACTCGGCAGCAGTGCGCTCACCGGCAGCATAGGCGGTGGACCAGGACAGGCCGATCTGCCGGGACTTCTGCATGAGCTTCAGGCGGCTCGGATCGGTGATCCATCTGCTCTGGTACGGCAGGAAGATCGCATCGGGGTTGGCCGGGATGACCTTGGCATTGCCTTTGCGCTTCATCAGTTGATCCCCAGCGCTTCCCGGATCGCTTGCTTGGTCGCCTCGGTTACTCCGCCCTTGCTGGGCATCGCATCCAGCTTGGCCTTCTGCTCAGCGAGCAGCGCCTGGCGCGCACGTTCCTCGGCCTCTGCCTGGAACTTCTTCAGCGTGACGCTGGAGCGCGTCAGCGTCGCGATGTTCTTTGCCGCTGACGCCAGCAGTCCGACACGATCGGCCGGGTCCATCTCTTCATCACCAGCCTCCTGCAGGGAGATGATCGACTCGAACAGCTCGGACTGGATCATCGCCGTCAGCGCCTCGCTGCGTGCGTCCAGGTCGTCGCCGGCCTGGGCACGGATCAGCTTGGCCGCCTCGGTGCTGGCACGAATTGCCGCCAGCCGTCGCTCCAGCTTCTGGCCGTAGCGATGCACGGCCGCACGGCTGGGCAGCTCGCCGGCCTCGGCCTGGCTCGGGAACTGCGCCTGCAGGTCCGCGATCAGCTCGTCCAGCGTCATCCTGCCATCGGCCAGGCGCCCCTCGATGTAGGCCCGGACTTGATCCGGTAGCCGGGAGATCGATGATTTCCGCCCCATTGTTCGTCACCAGTACTTCTTGGGGCGGGCGATGCCGGGTTCGCAGTCGATGGTGTACTCGGCGACGTCGGTGCCGTACCGGGTCAAATCGGCGAACCACTTGCCAGACGGTTCCTTGACCAGGGTCACCAGGTCACGGTCGGCCAAGTAGTCCAGCTCGCGACGGATCTCCAGCGGTGTGGCGTCGGGGTACTCGCTCTGTGCGACCGAGAGGACCGGCCCCTCGTAGGCGCCCACCGGCCGAGCATTGTTCAGGGTCAGTAGAATCAGCCAGCGCAGGGCTTCGCGCCGGGTCTTGGCCAGGTCAATTTGCATTTTTTGCTCCCATCAGACTGCGCAGCTGCGCGTTTTCCAGCTTCACGGCCAAACCGTCGAGCTTCGCCTCGATCACGCTCTGGCCGCGGATATAGTCCTCGCGGCGGACGTACTGGATCGGCAGCTCCGCCTTCAGGCTCATCAGTTCTCGTTCAACGCGCTGCCACTGGTTGGTTTCTTCCCGCGCGGCCTGCTCGATGGCGTCCAGCCGGTAGGAGAGCTGTTCATGGTTCGCCAGGCGTGCCTGGTCTTGGCTTGCGAATCGCGAATCCAGGCTTTTCTGGATCTGGTTGAGCAGCAGCTTGCCGCCGCCCGCGCAGGCACCGAGGAAGGTCAGCAGCAGAGTGATCAACTGCCACAGTTCCAGCTCGACCTTCATTCCCTATTCCCCTTGTTCCAGTAGTGCGTTGAGCTGAGCGAGATTGCGAAGAGACCAGGCCCCGTAGTCCTGGGCAAAGGCCAGGATGTCCGCCGGAGTGACGCCGCTTTCCAATAGCTCGGCGTCAGAACCGGCGGCGGGCCAGGTCGCTGTTTGAGCGCCGGCGGAATCGGCGCGCGCTCCTGCGGCGGGCAAACCGGCGCCGAGGGCGGTGTTGAAGTCGCGCACCCAGCCGCGAGTGAAGACACAGCGAGGGATAGCAGTAGGCGCAGCACCAGGTGCCGCTCGGTAGGCGGTCGATACATGGGCGATTCGCTCCTGGAGTTGGTGTCGGGTGTCGGTCAGTTGCTGCTGTACCTGCAGCAGTTGCTCCTCGGCCTGGTTGGCGCGCGCGACCTGCTGCTTGTACTGGACCAGGGCGTCCTGAAGGGCCTGGGCGCGTTCGTTGGTGTGCTGCAGCTGCAGGTTGAGCAGCGCAGCGTCACCCTCGGCGCGGCCGGTGGCGTACCCACGGTCGTAGCTTGCGGAGCCGTGGATCACCACGGCTGCGCCGCACAGCACCGCGCTCAGCGCGAGCCAGAACGTGCTGGTGCGCAGGAGGCTAAGGACGACCATGGTTCCTCCGCTTGTACTTGCGTGCCTTACGTTTCGCCCGAGCCACACCGGACTTACCGCGCCGCTCGCGCGGCACTGGCGAGCAATACAGCTCAGGTGCCGGTAGGAAGTCGCGACTGCCTGCGAACAGCCGCTGAATCACCGCCAGATCGAGGTAGGTAACGTTCAGAGCCAAGGTAATGCTGGAGGACAGTCTCACAGGGTGTACCTCTCTCCGCACACGCCGTCGCCCCACTGCAGATAGATCCGCTCATAGCGAAGCAGGATGAGGCGCGGGTAGTTGCGGTTCTCGCGGAAGTTGGCGGCCGAGCGCCCGGCGTTGAAGCGCTCGACGGAATCGAACCAGGCCAGCTGGTCGGCGCCGGATGCCGAGGCCAGCTTACGGTCGCGATTTACCCACCCTTGGCCGCCGTTGTAAGCGGACAGTACGAATGCCCAGCGATCACACTCGCTGGAGGCCTGGTTTCGGTCGTAGAGCCAACGGTCGTAGGTGACCAGCGCGCGCAGTGCCCAGCCTGGATTGAACGGCTGGTTGGTGCCGAGGGCGGCCGGATACAGGCCGGCGATCCACTCAGCGGTACCGGGCATAAACTGCGCCAGGCCCTGTGCGCCGACGGGCGAGCGGGCATCAGCACGCCAGCGGCTCTCCTGATGCACTTGAGCACCGAACGTAGCGATCGGCGCCGACAGTCCCCACTCAGCATGCGCCGCTCGAACCAGCACGCGGCGATACTGCTCGGCGGCCCGCGGGATCTCATCGGCCTTGGCCGACGAGAAGAAACCGCCGGCCAGCAGCAGGAGCATCAGCGCACCGACCCAGCATGCTCGGCGCCGGACGTTCACGCTGGTGGTGAGACCATCCGATCGATACGACGACAGGAGATAGGTCATGGCGGCAACGATCAGGATCGTCTGCGGAATCCCCATCGTTACAGCCCCAGGGTCAAGCCGAGGATGCAGCCCAGGACGATCAGCGAGCGGCGCAGCCAGGCACCTACGACCTCCAGGTTGGCCGAGCATTCATGCGGGCGAGCCGCGAACGTGAACAGACTGCGATCGATCCAATAGCCGGCCACCGCGCCCAAGGTCACCAGGACCAGCTTGTAGGCAACGACCTGGAGCTGCTCCGGGCGAATGGCGGCGAGAATGATCAGAAGGACGAGGGTGACCAGCGTCCAGCTGGTCATGCGCGGCGCGCGGCGGCGCCGGGGTTGCGGCGATGACATGACGATGCTCCCGATAGGGTGGCCATCCCTGGCCAACTGATGGGCATCCTGCTCCTGCAGGACGCCCGGACATCATCGTCACGCGCGCGCGAGGTCGCTTTTCGGCAGTTCGAAAATCAATCGATTGGCCGGACGGGGCAGCATGGAGTATCCCTACTCACTGCCCTGTAATCTCCCGATACCGCCGCTGGTATTCCTGGTAAGGGAGCTGCATCTGGTTCAGTTGGTCCAGTTGCTCTTGGACCGATTCGCGAGTCTGCAAGGCATGATCTGAGCCAGTAGTTCTATGGAGGGCGGGTGGGGCTGCTAATGGAGCGGGTGTGTTGATCAACCTGCCAACGCGCAATAGGCGACCAGAAGGGCTGAATACGAGAGCGGCCAATTGCTGACTGGTCTTAACATCAACAGAGGCGAAACCGCTGGTGGCATCTGAGCGAACGTACTGCCATATGAGTAGCTGTTCACCCGCTTGATTTGTTTCTACCTGATGTGGGTCGCCGAGTAACCGGCGCGCATCCTCCATTGTAGAAACACCCAATTGCAACTGACCTACGCTGCTAGCCGGAAATGGTTTTCCTATGGTGGCCGTCGCACAACCAGCGACTACGACAAATGCAGCTATTAGCAGCCAAACCGGCCCCTTAAATATCAGCCTTTCCACTGTCCCGTGTCCTTTCGAAATTCAGTTCTGGTCACACTGCTCGCTTGCTGAGCGACGCGCGAGCGCCTTCACTTACTAAATTGCTTTCCCCAACACCACGAGCAAAGCAGCAAGTAGTCCACATTGAATGGGGTAGGCAACAACCATGGCTCTGGCTTCGATGACAAACGCCTTCCAACCCGAACCGTGCCGCTCGTGGGCTTGACCCTCCAAGGACCGGTCTGCAGGTAGCTGGTTATTTTGCTGCGAGGAAAGGCCGGCAGCATCCTCGACAAAGCGCAGTGCTTGCTTCAGTTGCTCAGGGTTCAGCTTGTTGAGCACTGTCAAGCCGAACTCCCTCGAACAGTAGCGGGTGAGGTCCTGATAGAGCCCTCGCTCGTTGGCTATCTGCAGCACCTCTGCAACCAATCGTTTGGCATGTGACAACGAATGTAGGTGCTCTGCGTGTTCCAGCAGCGCTCGTTCGGCCTCTGAGAACTTGCTCTTCGGAATCTGCCGGACTTTGCTCACGCCAATACGGGTATGAACGACCTCTCTCCATAGAGTCCAAGGATCAACTTTGTATTCACTGCTGATGTTGTTCACCAGCAAGTTCAGTCGTTTCCTCTGCTCTTGAGACAGCGGCTCATGTTCGGGCGCAAGATGGACCTCAATGAAGTCACGTCCTGCGACCCGGTTGCGATCGCCATCAACGTCAATGTCGCTCACGGGTCACTCCTTCTCTTGGTAGTCCCGCCCCGCCGTCCTATTACCGCTGCCCAGTACGGTTACGCTGCCAGATTTGGCGAGCTTCTTCCCAGATTGGCCAGTAAGCAGCGCAGCCAGCAGCTCCTTTCTTTTGCTCGCAGTAAGGCCCCGATAAGCCTCCAGCAAAACCTGCTCATCTGCTGGCAGATGCTGGTTCGTGCCTCTACTTGAACGCACCCCTGTTAGTACATACGGCACATCGACCCCTTCAGACGACCAGATAGCTAGAGCTTCGGCGTCTGGAGAGGGGCCGCCTTCTTGCTCCCAACGCATCTGGGATTTTCTGGAGGCATTTACAAGTTCCGCGAAGTCCCCCTGGGTGTAACCCAGACGCTCGCGCTCCTCTTTGATTCGCCGACCTATGGACAATTGTGTCCCCGCAAATACCTTGACGAGTCCCATAATTGGGACCATCATCATTCATACAAACCCGCAACATCTTTGCATTACAGGAGCCACTGCCATGGCCGCTGCAACCAAAGCCCTCACGGCCGACCAGGTGAAGCAACGCTTCCGCCAGGCCGGCAAAACCTTCACCGAGTGGGCAAAGGAAAACGGTTACGCCCGTAACGACGTCTACCGCGTTCTCAATGGCCAACTCAAAGCCAACTACGGCCAAGCCCACGAAATAGCTGTGAAGCTCGGCCTGAAGCCTTCTGTAGCTGCTGCGTGAGGAACACCGCCATGCCCCGCACCCAGCCACCTGTCGAGCACATCGACCTGATCCCGACCCCGATGGACACCTGGCGCGCCGCGCTCGATGCACTGATCGCGTGCGCCCCTGGCGATACCTCGGACATCTCCTGGCACCTGGCCGACGCGCACCAGAGCAGCCTCCTGCTGGTGGACCGGACCGTTGCATCACCAGGCGCCGAACACCTCATCGACCGGCTGATGCTCATCAGCGCTGGACGGCTGTTCAAACACAGCCTAAGTCGCGACGAAGCCTTCGAGGTCAGCTCGCGGCTACTTGCGTCCGCTCGGCAACATGCCGCAGCACCCCTGCCAGATCGCGATGGGGCATTTGCCACATATCGCCCGGCTGAGCATCCGCCAGCGTCTCCAGATCGTCGGCTAGGCCGTCCAGATCCAGCCCGTGATCAATCGACAGGCGACGCGCAAGAGCCACAAACGCCGAGCGCATCGACGCATCAAGAACCAGGTGATCGGGGGTAGTCATGTCAGTCTCTCCGACGAATGTGAATGTACCTCATCAGACTGACGCTGTGGCAACAGCTTTGCCAACGGTGAAAACAGCTATTTGTTTGGATGACGGCCAGAGGGGCTTCTGGAGCGCCGTCCAATGAAGCGCCGGAACTGGAAGACCTGGGTGCCGCGCTCGCCCTGTGCATCCATTGAGGGCTGCGTGGAGCACGGTACGCAGAGGTACAACCGCGGGGTCGAGCGCCTGGCCATCGACCACCTGGGGCAGACCAACCAATCCAGTCTCTACAAGTGGATGGCCAACGGCCGATTGCCGCTGTGCCTGGTGGTGCCTCTGGAGAAAGCCACTGGCATTCCGCTGATCACACGCTACCTGGCGGCCGCCCACGGAAAGCTCCTCATCGACATCCCGACTGGTCGCACGACGTCGCCCAAGGATGTGCAGCAGTTGCAGACCGTCCTGCATGACGCCGTTGGGGCGCTCCTGGCTTTCCATGCCGGCAGCCAAGACCGAGACAAGACCTTGGACGCGCTGCGGGCGGGCCTGGAGTCCCTAGCATGGCACCACGGAAACGTCACCCAACACGAACACCCACAGCTCGAACTTGGAGATTCCGATGACTGAGAAACGCGTCAACGAAACAGCGCTGCGCGTCCTGCGCGTTCTGATCGCGCTGAAAGGACACACCTTGACGGGCCTTTCGAATGGCGAAGTCGCCAAGGCCCTAGGCGAGAGCCCGGCCAACATCACCCGCTACATGCAGACCCTCATCGAGGCCGGCCTGGCCGAGCGTAGAGAAGACGGCCGATTCGCTCACAGCGTCAGCATGCTGCAGATAGCCCAGGCCCATGCGGATCACGTCAGCCGCATGCAGAACCGCATCAACGAAATCAACCGCCGGGTCGCTGCCGGCTCCATGATCTGAGGGGATACCCATGGGACGTACTGCCACCAAACCGAAACCCGCAGTAGAGCTGCCGGAACTGGATAGCGCCGCTATCAACCAGAACATCGCCACCATGACGGAGCACAGTGCCGAGGTCATGGCGCAGTTCGGCGACGGCCTCCCTTACGACCGCATCCGCGTGGTCAATGAGGCGCGCTTCTACATGGCCCAGTCGGCAGAAGCCATGCTGGAAGCCGGAAAGCGCCTGATCGTGCTGAAAGAGCATGAGCCCCACGGCGACTTCACTCAGATCGTCACTGAACAGCTCGGACTCGCGGATCGCACGGCGCGTCTCATGATGCAGGCCGCGTTCAAGTATCTCTCTCCGGCGCTGGAGTCAAAACGGCAAGCGCTTGCCGTTTTGGGGAAGACGAAGCTCTTCGAGCTGCTGGCAGAAGATGATGAAGACCTGGCTGCGCTGGCTGACGGAGGAACGATCGCTGGCCTTGATCTGGACGACATCGATCGAATGACATCCCGCGAGCTGCGCAAGGCTCTGCGCGACCTCCGCGAGGACAAGGAAGCGCAGGGGCGCCTGCTGGCCAACACCACCGAGAACCTGCAGAACACCAAGCTCGAACTGGAGAAGACACGCCGCCAGGTGGAAACCATGACGGCCGACCAGCGCGCGGCAGAGCTGCGTCAGGAAGTCACGTCCATGGCCTATGAGGTCGAGGTCGGGATCATGGGGCAACTGCGTGAAGGCTTCGCAAAGTTGGCCGAGCAGGCCGAGGAGCAAGGTGCCGACCATCGCGCTTTCCAGGCTGCACTGATCGTTCACCTGGAATCACTCCTGGAGGAGGTACGCAACGAGTTCGACCTGCCTGCAGAGCTTGGTCGCGACCAGGCACCCGACTGGGTGGGGGCCGATATGGCCGCCCTGGATGCCCAGTTCGCGGACGGAGTGGGAGCCTGATCATGGCCGTGTCTGCCGTCATCACCCAGCGCCTGGTTGACCTCGACCGGCAGCTACAGAGCGCCGGTCAGGGGCAGCGCACGGCGCTATGCAAAGCAGCCGCGGCAGAGCTGGGTCTGTCGCTGGCATCGCTGTACCGCAAGCTGAAGGATGTACAGGTACGTGAGCGCGCACCGCGTAAGCGGCGCAAGGACTCGGGGCAGAGCCGCCTGGGGCGTGACGAGGCCCTGGTGATCAGCACGGCGCTGATCCACTCGGCCCGACATAACGCGAAGCGCCTGTATTCCGTTGCTGATGCGGTCGAGGATCTTCGCGCCAGCGGCTTGATCCGTGCGGAGTCTGTCGACCGACGCACCGGAGAGATCCGCCCGATGTCGATCAGCGCGATCAGCCGCGCGCTGCACGGCTACCGCCTGCATCCATCCCAGCTATTGGCGCCGGAGCCGGTCACCGAACTGCGCAGCCTGCATCCGAACCACGTCTGGCAGATCGATGCGTCCCTCTGCGTCCTCTACTACCTGAAGCCTGGGGCCAACAAGAAGGCTAGCGGCCTGCAGGTGATGGATCGCAAGGAGTTCTACAAGAATAAGCCAGCGAACCTGGATCGCGTGGCCGCTGACCGTGTGTGGTCCTACGAGATCACCGATCACTACACCGGCTGGATCTACGTCCGCTATGTGATGGGCGCCGAGAGTGGCGAGAACTTTTGCACGGTGCTGATCGAGGCCATGCAAGAGCGCGGTGGAGCCGACATGCTTCATGGCGTGCCACGCATCCTGATGATGGACCCTGGTTCGGCCAACATCTCGGCGATGTCGAAGAACCTCTGCTGCTCCCTGGGCATCGAGGTCATCGTGCACGCGCCAGGCGCGGCGCGGGTTACGGGCTCGGTCGAGAACGCCCGGAATATCATCGAGCGCAAGTTCGAGTCGAAGCTGAAGTTCGAACCGGTCAACGATCTGGACGAACTCAACGCCCAGGCGAAGAAGTGGCGCGCCCACTTCAATGCGACCGCCGTCCACAGCCGGCATAGGCGCACCAGGTCAGAACTCTGGATGACCATCCGGGCTGACCAACTGATCAAGGCGCCAACGGTCGAGCTGTGCCGGGAGCTTGCAGTGAGGGCACCAGAGTCTCGGAAGGTCACGGCCAAACTTCGCGTCTCGTTCGGAGGGTACGAGTACGACATTTCGGTTGTCCCGGACGTGAACGTCAACGACCGCGTGCTGATCACTCGCAATCCCTGGCGCGAAGATGCAGTGCAACTGGTCACGGTCAACGAGCAGGGCCGTCAGGTCTTCTATGTCCTTCCCAAGGTCGAGAAGGATGAGGGCGGCTACGCGACCACTTCACCGGTGATCGGGCAGACGTTCAGCCGTCAGGCTGAGACTCCAGCGCAGAAGGCCCGCAAAGCTGTTGACCAACTGGCCTATGGCGTCGAAAGCGAAACGGAAGTGCAGGCTGCGCGCAAGGCCAAGGCTGTTCCGTTCGGCGGTGCCTTGAAGCCCTTCCAACATATCGACGACACCCAACTGCCCACCTTCATGCCGCGACGCGGCACGGAACACAGCTTGGTAGCCCCCATCGTAGAGGTTCCGCTCCTTCCGCATGTCGAGGCGGCCAAACGTCTACGCGCGCAGTTGGGTGAAGCCTGGACCACGGACTCGATGGCCTGGCTCAAGAAGACCCACCCCGAAGGCGTGCCGGAAGACCAGCTCGACGCCATCGCCAACCAGTTGCGCAAGCCGGCCCGGCCTGGCCTGCGCGTCGTAGGAGGCAACTGATGTTGAAACTCAAGGAAGTGCTTGCCGGGGTCAGCAAGACCCAGGCCGACCTGGCTCGAGCGGTCGACCTGAGCCCGGCGGCGATCGCTCAACTGATCAATCACGGCCTCTGGCCGAAATCGCTGAATCAGCAACAGTTGGCTTGGCGGATCACCGAATACCTGATGGGCCATGGCGCGCAGTTTGATGACGTGCGCCAGGCATTTGAAGAAGTGGAGCCCCGGCGCGCCAACGCCGAGGCTCCTGCAACCCCCGAAAACGTTCAAGAAAACGAGGAGTGCGACCCCATGGTAATGAACAAACAGGTACTGCTACCAGCGACGAAGAAGGCTTTCGACATCCGTCGTGACCCCTTCGAAGAGCTGCAGAGCGCTGACGACATGTACGTCAGCCCCGACATTCGCTACGTCCGCGAGGCGATGTATCACGTCGCCCGACATGACGGCTTTCTTGCGGTGGTGGGTGAGTCAGGCGCCGGTAAATCCACCCTGCGCCGCGATCTGGTGCACCGCCTGAACACCGAGAATGCTCCAGTGATCCCTATCGAGCCCTACGTCCTGGCCATGGAGGACAGCGATACCAAGGGCAAGACCTTGCGTGTCACCCACATCGCCGAAGCCATGATGGCTGCGGTTGCGCCACTGGAGCGGCCGAAATCGAGCCCGGAGGCACGCTTCGCCCAATTGCACCGAGCCTTGAAGGTCAGCCATGCCGCCGGCTTCAAGCACGTTCTGATCATCGAAGAGGCACACAGCCTGCCGATCGCCACGCTCAAGCACCTGAAGCGCCTGCGTGAGTTGGAGGACGGCTTCACCAAGCTGGTCAGCATCATCCTGATCGGCCAGCCTGAACTGGGCACCAAGCTTTCCCCGCGCAACGGTGACGTACGCGAGGTGGTGCAGCGGATCGAGATCGTAGAGCTGGAGTCGATCCCGGTTGCTGCCGTGGAAAAGCACCTGGAGTTCCGCTTCGGCCGGGCTGGCAAGCAGTTGTCCGAGGTGGTAGACGCAAGCGGCATCCAGGCGCTGATCGAGCGCCTGAGCACCAGCGGCCGCGACAAGACGAGCCAGCTCTACCCGCTGGCCATCGGCAACATGATGATCGCGGCGATGAATCTGGCGGTGCATGTCGGCGAACCGCTCGTCACTGCCGATGTGATCAGGGGGGTGTGAGATGAACGTCGTACCGATCACTGGCCGCCTCCCTGAAGAGCATCCGAAAGCTACCCATCTGCCGCTCTGCACCGTGCTGACACCGGAATTGGCCCGCTGCCTGGATGCCGTCAACAACGCCACCCGCGCCCTGCGCAAGGCCGGCATTCCGATTGATCAGACGTCGGTGCTCGATCGCCGGCTGTTCATTCGTGCGGAAGACGCACCACGCCTGTATCAGCGGTTCGAGGGTGTCCTCCGCGGCATTCGGCAGACCACCCGCGGGAGGGTCACCTTGCATCTCGTCAGCCTGCTCGGCGTCGATGTGGGCTGGACGACCCCGGTGAAGGAGCAAGACCAATGACCGTCATCACCCACGCGTACACCCCGCTGATGGATGTTGACGCCATGAGCGAGCAGGACTGCCGGGAAGCCCTGAAGGACGTTTTGCGCGATGGTTTCGCGAAGGACCAGGAGCTGGTGGAGCTGAAGACCATCAGCCACAAGCTGGACAGCATGTTGGTCAAGCTCATCGACCTCTTCATCGCCGGCCACTTCTCCAAGCTGCATGCGGAGCTGCAGTGCATGGCGGTCTACCTGCAGGAACGGCGCGCTCAGCAATCAGCAGGGAGGGTGCACTGATGAGGGATAGCACGCGTTACGACACCCTCGTCATCGAGGGCGCCAGCGGCACCACCGTTCCCAGAAAGGTAGATGGCGGGCGTGTTGTGTCCTGGGCGAAGGGGCATGCACTCGCCGGAGCCGATCCGCTTGAAGCGTTCGTGCAGGCCCTGGCCCATGGAGACTACATCAACATTCCCGCAGATGCCCTTCAGCTCATGGCCGAAGGCGTCATCGCCCGCCACAACCGACAACTGGAGGATGGCTATGACTGAGCGCCGCCTCAAATGCCGGCGCTGCCGCTGGATCGGCGCGCTTAGCGATCTCCGTCCGGTGCCGCACCCGAAGGAGTCTTGGCGTAGCGACAACGTCTGCCCGCGCTGCGGGTGCAAAACCTTCTCTCCAATTGAGGATTCCTCCCATGGCTGAACAAGCAGTGCATGTTCCCGCCGGGTACCGCATGGACGCCAAGGGGCGCCTGGTACCTGAAGAAATGATCAAGCCCATCGACCTGGAGCGCGACCGCCTTGTGCAGGAGATCGTTGCCAAGGGGAAGGCTCTGAACAAGGCGTTGCTGGATTTCAAACTGGCGACATTCGGCGATATCGAAGCCTTCATCACACTGTCGGCCGAGCAGTACCAGGCGAAGGTAGGTGGCAAGAAGGGCAACGCCTCCCTGGTCAGCTTCGACGGTCGCTACAAGGTCATTCGGGCCATGGCCGACAACATCGCCTTCGACGAGCGCCTGCAGGCGGCCAAGGCGTTGATCGACGAGTGCCTCCACGAATGGACAGAAGGCGCTCGCGCAGAGGTCATCACGCTGATCAACGATGCGTTCCGCGTGGACCAAGCAGGGAACATCCGTACCGGCAGTGTGCTTGCCCTGCGCCGCCTGCAGATCGATGACGAACGTTGGCAGCGTGCAATGCAGGCCATCGGCGAGGCTGTCCAGGTCGTGAGCACCAAGGCGTACGTGCGTATCCAGGAGCGGGTCGGGGACACCGACCAGTACCGCTCCATTCCTCTTGATATCGCGGGGGTGTGACATGGACCAAGACCGTATCCTCGACAAGATCAAGAAGTGCCTGGAAATGGCCAAGGGGCGGGGTTCCAACCCGAACGAGGCCGAGATCGCGCTGCGTCATGCCCACAAACTGATGGAAGCCTACAACCTGGAGATGGGCGACGTGCTGGCCAGCATGGCTGGCGAGGCCAGGGTTCCCGCCGGCTCGGATGGAAAACCGCCGGCCTGGCGGGTGCGCCTCGCTCAAGTGTGCTGCCATGCCTTCGGCACGCACCTGATCATCTGCACCTCCTATTTCGAAAGCGCTTCGTTCCTGTTCGTCGGCTGCGCGGCAGCGCCAGAGCTGACCGGCTACGCCTACCAGGTGCTGGAGCGACAGCTGCAGAAGGCGCGCAAGGACTTCCTGAGCACGCAGAAACGCTGCAAGCGATCCACCAAGGTAGCCCGTGGAGATGCCTTCGCGCATGGATGGATCGAGGCCGTGTACGCCAAGGTCGACCAGTTCGCGGGCGTCGACGACAACATCGCCGACGCGATCCAGGCGTACATGGCGAAGCACCACGCTGACGTCGGCAAGTTCGAGATGAAGCGCCGCAAGCTCAAGGCACGTGACGAAGTGGCCAGTGAGGCGGGGTACGCCGCGGGCAAGCGCGCGCGGCTGCACCAGGGGATCGGGCACCAGGCCGTGGCTCGGCTTACTCAGGGGGTATGAGATGTCGCAATCCAATCCGTTCATCCGTCCTGACAAGGACTACGGTGCAGTGAGTGCTGATGATCGGCTGCGCGCTCTGGAAAGCTTCGATCTAGAGCAATGCCGTGCTGCGCTCTCGGTACCCGGTCTGCAGAAGACCGTCGAGAAGAAGCTGCACAGCCGCATTCGACAGCTCAACAAGGAGGCAAGGTGATGGAGCGCTACCACTCAACTGCCGGCGATCCGCCTCGGCGTGATGCTGACGTAAAGCGACAGGAGGCCCAGGAACTGGACGAGCTGGTTCAGCAGTTCTTGGCCAGCGGCGGGCAGATCGAGAAGGTCGGCTACAAAATGCGCGAACTGCCGGACACCTTCGTCATCAACCCCATGAAGACGCCGGTATACAACGGAGCCCTGGCCGAGAATTCGTCGCTCAAAGCGAAGCCTGCCGCACCGCGCGCGCAATCCAAGACCGAGCCTCAACGCTCACCAGCGCCCGTGCCGGCTTTGCAGCCGGCTCCTGGCGTGAACCCGAAGGTCTGGTTGAGCCGGATGATCGCCGCCCAGGCGCTGCTGGCCGCGCAGACGGCCAGGCTCGCTCGCGAACTGGGCGTCAGCGATGCTGAGCTGCGCCGGCTGGGTCGTCGGCATGGCATGGAGGTGTTCCATGGCACTCGCTAGGGGGCTGCTCAGCAAGATCCACATCGCTCGTCAGCAGCTCGGCCTGCAGGACGATGTCTATCGGCAGAAGCTGCAGGCGATGTTCGGCAAGGGGTCGGCGCGGGATCTGAACCTGCGCCAGGCCGAGCAGTTGCTGACGGAGTTCAAGCGCCTGGGCTGGCAACCACAGCCCAGCAAGCGAGCAGCCGGCAAGCCGCATAACTTCAGCCAGCTACCCGCCGAGGTCCAGGTCATCGAGGCGCAGCTGGCCGAGATGAAACTGCCCTGGAGTTACGCCGACAAGATCGCCAAGCAGATGTTCGGCGTGGCCAAGGTCGCCTGGCTGAAGAAGCCAGAGCAGCTCATGGCAATCCTGGCAGCGCTGCACGTCGAGCAGGAGAAACGGTACCTCCTCGCCGAGGTGGATCGGCTCTGCCAGGGCCTGGGCATTGAGCATCCAGAACAGGCGGCCGGCTTGGAACAGTTGCCGAAAGGATGGCGGCGGCAGCGTCCAATCCTCAAGGCCCTGGTGGAAACGCTCCAGGCGGCCGCAGATAGCAAGCGGAGGTAATAATGAAGGAGATCCGTTCGCAGCAGATCCGCCGCCGGAACAACATGCTCAGCGAGTTGGCCGAACTGATCGTCGAGGCGTTCGTGCGTAACGGGCTCTCTCGGGAGAAAGCAGTATCTGAGTCAGAGGAACTGGTGTTCCAGTTGCATCGGCGCTGGGCCGGCATCACGTTTGTTTTCCCGGTCAAGGATGAGCTGGCGCGCAAGCGCCTGGAACTGCATATACTGCAGCGGTACGATGGCTCGAATGCTGACAAACTGGTCCGGGAGTTCGGCGTCACCGAGGACTGGATCTACAGCGTTGTTCGAAAGCACCGGAGACAACGCCGAACCGATCAGTTGGGCCTTTTTGACCCGGCCGAATGA